TATGAGTTTTGTTCAACAATATACATCAACCGATATAAATCAAGAAATTCGCCTTCGTGCAGTCTTTCGCGATTTCTGTATAGGTGCTTTCTTAACAGCCATGATATATATGTTCCTTCCGGATTCTATAGACTCTCTTGTTTCTTCAGGAAAGTCATTCTTTACAGGTGGTGGTACTTCTAGTATAACGAAAACTACGACCATAGACTCTTTTGATATTGAATTACAAACAGGTCCTGCACGATTCTAAGTGAATAGCGGATACACTGTTTCCCAATCACCGACATCCTTCGAAGCTATTTTATAACTTCTAAAGATTTCTTTATGAATCTGCTCTTGCGGCTTAGCATCTTTCACATGTGCTGATATGTGCTGATACAAGTCAAAGTCAGGGAATCTCTCTGTTTTATCTTCATCGTACAATACATTTCGCCCTTGGTCATCAATTAACCAAGACCATAATAAATTCCATAGAGGCGACTCAGTTTCGCGAATTTCCCAGGAACCTTCCTTACTTAATACAACCCCCTCTAACATCTCACTAGGCATTTCTGGAAATAGTGCATCAATAATACTCACTGCATATCTGCACAAGTCAAAAGAAGGATTGGGGTATACTAAAGGCTTGTTTGAATTTAGCAGACTTCCAAAGTTATACTGTCCTTCTGCATCACCTCCTTTTTCATAGTCATCACTAATAAACCATGTTTCATTCACACGGAATATGGCTCGTCCAAAGTCAATGATAGACAAAATCTTTCCGAAGGTTGGTACACGAAATGTAGTTCCATCACGCATCTTATAAAATAACCAAGACTCTTTGGTCTCTCTCCAAACAATGTTATTGGTATGTAAGTCGTTGTGTGTAAATCCTAAGACTCCTTGAGCAGCACATAAGGCAGCAATAACCTGAAACGTCCAAGCTGTCCATTTCTTTTCATCAAATGGTTTGACTGCTTCTTCTGCTTCTGAATCATCATCTGAATCCTCATCCACATCTAACAAATCATCCAAGACTCCCTCCATATGTTCTTGAAAAATCAGCATAACAGGATAGTCCTTCACTTCGATAAAAACGGATAAGTCTGTATCTTCTTCTGAGTCTTCACTGGAATCATAATCTTTGGAGTTTGACGTTTCTGAACTACTCGCAAATGTTCCTATACTTTCCAATTCTACCAAAGTACCAGCAGTAACTTGATTAGTATCTGCGAGGTCATGTAAGGTAATATGGCTTTTCTCTGAACAACTGCTATTTCCTGAGCGCGGTGTTGAATAATTAAACTCTGTGGAACGCAAAGAACTATTAGGAGTATTCAGTAACCAGTGATCCGAATCCTCAGAATCACAGTCTGAAAAATCATGTTCAATATGCAAGGTAAATATACCAGCCTTTCTTCTTTCCCAAAAAGCCTTATATCTACGATAGGAATCAAACTCTGTAGTTATATTATACCGGTATTTTTCGGCAACTCCTTTGAAAGCTCCATAAAAAGAACAAAAGTGTGGAGATAGGTTTCTTTCACGCAACTGCCCTAACAAATAATTCGCCAAACTATCGACAAATGCTTGGTTTGTAGGTTGTTTGAGTTTATCATCCTTTCTCCGCTCCCCTTTTACAGGGTCTGCATAATAGGATTGGATAGTTCGTATAGGATCAAGCAAGTGTGTTACTTTACAAAATGCCTTTCTCTTCTTCTTTGCAACAGTTTCTACAATACATTCCCCGCTCCCTTCAAATTCAATGAGTTTTCCAAATAACTCGTCGGATTGAATCTGCCCTTCATATTCTGGCTGTTTTCCAAAGAACTTTTCCAAGATTGGTGTAAGAGAGGTTACTTGACTATATCCCTTTATCTTTGGAACTCCTGAATACTTTCTCCATGGAGGCATACTTATAGGAATAGTCTGGGTTAAACATGGATCCATTCTATCCCGCCAACGTGTTTTGCTTATGGCTTCATGGCCGCAGTGGACCGAAGGTCAAAAGACCAAAGGGCGTAGCAAAACTAATATTAATTTATTTGCAACCAATACAAGAATGTCAGACACTACTTCAGCATTGAACGTAGGTATCCGGAAGTTTGATATGAAAATGATTCCTCAAGATGCGGTCTGTGTTTTCATCGGTCGCCGCCGTACAGGAAAGTCTACTCTTGTACGCGACCTCCTTTTTCACCATCAAGAAATGCCTCTTGGAACTGTGATTAGTGGTACTGAAGAGTCAAATCAATTCTATAAAAAACTGATTCCCCCGCTCTTTATCCACGGAGACTACAGTCCCGTGATTATTGCGAATTACTGCAAACGTCAGAAGCTCATTATGGCCAAGATTCAAAAAGAAATGGAAGCCCATGGACAATCTAGGACAGACCCTCGCAGTTTCTTAATTATGGACGATTGCTTGTATGATGACAGTTGGCTGCATGACAGAAATATTCGCTACTTGTTCTTGAACGGTCGTTGGCTCAAGGTATTCTTTTTAATTACAATGCAATATCCGCTGGGTATTCCTCCTATGTTACGTACAAATGTAGACTACTGCTTCATTTTACGTGAACCCTATGTAACAAACCGCAAACGTATCTTTGACAACTTCGGAAGTGCTTTTCCCAGCTTCGAGTTTTTCTGCCAAGTTATGGATCAGTGCACACAGAATTATGAATGTATTGTCATGAACAATAATTCTCAGTCGAACAAACTTGAAGATACGGTTTTCTGGTACAAGGCTGAAATGCACGGAGAATTCCGCATTGGTGCTCCTGAATTCTGGCAACACGCTATGGCAAATTACAAAGAAAAGGATGGCGAAGAATCTAATGAATATGATGCAAATGCGGCGAAACGTTTCAAAACCTTGATTAATGTGGTTCGTAAGTAATATATATTCTGAGATAGAAGAATGGCGAAAGCAATTGACTGGAAAGATATCGGCTATGCCCTAGGCATTATTTTTGTACTTGGGTTTCTGCTCGTAATTCTAGGTAAACCTATGTGTGAAGGATTTGAATCATCCGAAGCGATACGGTGCGACCTTGATTCTCCATGCCCCGGCTTTTTGAAGTGTTTGAATGGATTCTGTGCAAAGACAGACCCTGTTGGAATCAAAGAAACCAACCCTTTAACACTATTACCTGATGGAGCCCCATTCCCGCTACCTTATTTTTAAAACAGTAAACAGATAGGGTCAGATGAAGAGATTTAGCATGAAGACAATAACATGGTATGGTATTATTGCGCTTCTTGTTGCGGTAGCGCTACTTCCTATATTGAAGGCGCTCAGACCTCAGTATTTCCCGTCCATGAACTATGCGGGTTTTCGCGATCTGGACTGCCAAGGAGTAACTTGCCCTGAAGGTAAGTTCTGTGCGGAGAACAAGACCTGCGTAAATATTGCGACTCGTTATCCGGATAATGTACCCGAGGGCGATGTGTAAAAGGAGTTTTGTAGAAAACAGCATGAAATGACAACAATCATTGTATTCATTTCATACATCTCAGAATGCATTCCTAAGAAGACTCCTCCTTAGCATCCGATGAAGACTTCGAAGATCTCTCCATCTTACGAGCAATGGATAGGTCAGCATGTCCCGAGAAAAGAGCATCGTAATTTCCAGATGTCTGCGGAGCAAGACTCTTTGACACAGGCGCATCAGAAGCATCCGCGCTAGGAGCATCCGTCACTACCTCACTCTTTGTCAACTTTGTCTCATTCTCCTCAACTACAGCAGTCATCTTTGTCTTGGCTGTTCCGATACGAGAGTTCTTCTGCTCATTGTAAAAAGTCTCGCGGTCCTCCTCATTCTCGCGGTACTTCTTCATGAGCGTATTCAGCTGCTCATTTGCATACTCAGAATCGGCCACCTTATTCGGGTCGGGCTCCCAGGCCATCCACTTACCTACGGCGCCCATGTACACATTGAAGTTCGGGTCGGCCTTCTGCAGACGCTTCGCGCGGACAGAAGCCTCCGCCTCAGAGCTGAATACACCACGCACCTTGATTCCACGGATAGTCGTGCGGAACTCATTCAGCTTGAAGAACTCTTCCTCAAGCTTCGTACCATTCTTGAAGATGAATGTATCATACTCTTCCTGCAGAGTTGACTGTGTGAGTTCGCGCATGTTCTTGCGCGTATACTGCTGGAACTCCTCGACAAAGCCATCAACACGCAGAAGGTTCTGGCGAATCTCGGAAGCGGCTTCTGCTGAGCCAGAGGCGGAACCAGAGCCAGAGGCGGAGGCGGAACCAGAGCCAGCCTCCATCTTACCGGCAAGGGTCTCAAGCTTCTTATTCAAGCCACTTATCTGTTCCGCAAACCAGGCCTCGAACTTGCTAGTGCGCCACTGCACTTCATAATCCTTCATGAACTGCTGAAATAAGAAGACATCCTTGTTGCTCAAAATCTTTTCAGGGCTCAAGAAACTCAGTAGAACTACCTTCTGGCTGGTAATCTCAGGATCCTCGCTAAGAAAGTCTTCCTCTTCGTGCGGCATTGTTCTGTATACTCGTGGGTAAGCCCTGTTTAGACCAAATTATCCGCAGCAACTCTAAAAAAATCTATGAGACGAATATAGATAAGATGGACGTAAACGACTTGTTAACTCGCATCATCAAGTATGTGGTGGAGGGCGTGGCGGTAGCTCTGGCGCTGGTATTCATCCCCCGGAAGAGCCTCCCTATGGATGAAATCCTGACGGTAACGATCGCGGCGGCGGCGGTATTCGCCATACTCGACATCCTGTCCCCTAGCATGGGCGTGACGGCGCGCCAGGGCAGCGGCTTCGGTATCGGTGCCCGCCTCGTAGGCTTCCCCTCGTAAAGAGACATTCGCTGTAGTGTAAAACCTGCATAGACTCTGGATTTTGAAAACTCAGATTCTATTCTTCAAATAATGTTGACGACACAGGGGCTGGTACATATCAGCACCACCTACACAAATCTGCTCTGATTTCACACCATTTACGAGAGCCGTAAATATTGCAGGAGTTCCGTCTCCACAGAGTTTGCAAAGAGCACTCAGACGAACCACTTCGTCCGCCAAAGGAATGAGCTGTAGCACTTCACCAAAAGGTCGACGGTCAGAATCCCCATCCAGCCCCACGACAATCACATCCTTCCCATCAACCTCCACGGCCCTTACAACGAAGTCATAAAGCCCGGAAAAGAACTGCGCTTCTTCAATGACAATTAGACGAGCAGAGCGATATTCCTCCCCATCACAAACCCCCTTTAACACCTTTACACCAAGAGCTTCTACGAATGCTTTGTCATGTGTGATAATACGAGAACCTGAAATATCATAACGGATATCAATATTATTTGTAATATTCAAAGTCTTCCAACCGAGAACCTGGGCTCTGCGAATTTTAGCAAGAATCGCTGAAGACTTGCCAGAAAACATCGGACCCAGAATCAATGTGAGATGCATTCTTCTATTTGTTGTAAGGGACTTCCAGTTCGTCACAACAAACGGTCAATTTTTAGTGCAATCTTACATATTTGTAAAATGTGTTGTTGTTAATATTAATTCATTTACTATTGTATTAAATTTATGATTTTTATTTATAAATATCATATCAATCTGCATATTAAACCCATTAATATAATGATTTTCAATTATATCATACGGGACAAACCCAATTGTATCCATAAATGTAATATGTTCTAAAAAAGTAGGAACCTTCTCATTATATTGTCCAAATAAAGGAACTTCTAATATTATAAAATCAGTTTTCTTTAAAATCGTCGTAGAACCTTTCAGTATAGGTATTTCTGCACCCTGACAATCAATTTTGATTAAAATATTTTTTGATTCTTGTAAAATATTCTGTTGCGCTATAAAACTATCTAAGTCAATTGTCTTCCTTTTCATTATTTCACAGTTATCATAATAATGGGTTTTTTCTCGAAACATAGAGTCCCCCGAATTTTTCATTTGAAACCATTCTACTTCTTCTATCTTATCATTTAATAGAATATTATATACTTGTACATCATTACTATTTTGAAATTGATTCAATTCGGCATAGTCAATTGCTTCAAATAAATAATATTTACAATTATATATAGATTTCATTGAAGTTGTCCAATTTCCATGATGTGCGCCAATGTCTAGTATAGTATCTGGAGAATAACCATTATTTTTTAATTTAGAAAGTTTGCTAAACATACTATAATAAGATACAATTACAGCCTTTATATAGAACGTATAAATTCCCAACTCAAGTCTTTGCAAATGAGTTGCCAAATCTTATCTTGGTTATATAATTTATCGCGATTCTTCAATAGCGGGAAACATTGTAAATAGTCATCGAGCTCTAAAAGTTCACAGAATTTGTACAAGACATAAGAATAGGACAAGAAATTACTACGATTCTTTGGGCAATGTTTGACGAAACTACTCTGAATTTCCTTGAACATGAAACGCAGCTTTTCTTCAACTTCGCGACTCATTACTGGCGCAGTCTTGCCATTGATACGGTTTAGAATATAAGGAACGTGCTCATAAAAATTCGTATGTTTGAGTTTTTTCAGAATCTCGCGAATTTTTGCAGGTTTTATAGATTCTGTGTTCGATATACGCTCCTTTTTCAACTCCTCCATAATGGCTTCAAATACTTCTTCAGGAATCTCAGTACTTTCTTTGGCCTGGAATTGAGCTAACCACTCATTAAAGTGATTAATGCGCTTATAGGCATAATAAGTAACTTCGCGAGGAGGATCCTTATAACTCGGCTTATCGCTATCAATTAACACAAACTCTTGATGTCCACATCCTTCACAGTAAAACTGGGCTTCATTAATACTAAATACCATTTCTTTATCACATTTCTCACAAATACCATAGGGGTCTTCTAATGTATTGGTCGTCACCTTTGCATGTTCAGGGTCAATCTTTAAAAGATATTTTTCCAATAAAACTTCACGACCCTCCTCTTGCACAACATTTGATTTTTTTACAGGGACTTTTTGAACAGGCGAAGAACCCTCTTGTAATGCAGCAAGAACACTGCCTGGCTTGGCCTTTATAATTTTTCCTGATGCTGCACTTCCACCTTTCTGAATTTTATCTTGTAAGTCGTAATATTTATATAATATATCTCCTGTTTCAAAAAAATAAGAATACATGGGCTTATCCTCATCCCACTCATCGCGTTTTCTTTTCAAATTTTCTAATTCATCTTCTAATTGATTTTTTATCACAACATCGGAAGAATCTTCAATTCTGCTTATAAGTTCCCTTATTTGTTCTTGTAATAATGAAGAATCTTCTTTTTCTTTTTTAAGTTGGGAAATCTGAATTTGGTGTAAGTTGTCTAATGTAGTTCTTGTTTTAATACTTTTATCCGCCATCTAGTGCTTTATAATTAAGAAGTTTAGACCGCCTTTTTATATTTATGAACCCGTAACTTTAAATAAGAAAACAGAACTCCCCGGTCTGGTTTAAAGTTCAAACAAAAATGTTTGATAAAAATTTGGAATTATTCGGTTTTTTTCCAAAATATCACATTTTGGAAATTTTTTTTCTTGGAGATGAGTATAATATGACAGGAGGGGGCCTTATGCAACTTGTAGCTTATGGTGCGCAGGACGTGTATCTGACGGGCAACCCTCAGATCACGTTCTTCAAGGCGGTATACCGTCGCCACACGAACTTCGCGATGGAGTCCATCGAGAACCCGTTCAACGGCAACCCCCGTTTCGGCAACCAGGTGACGTGCACGATCCAGCGCAACGGCGACTTGATCTACCGCATGTACCTCCAGGCCACGCTGCCCTCCGTGAAGCTCCAGGCCTCTGACGGCTCTGGTGCCCAGTTCCGCTGGCTCAACTGGGTGGGTCACAATCTTATCGACTGGGTTGAGCTGCAGATCGGCGGCCAGCGCATCGACAAGCACTATGGCCAGTGGCTGCAGATCTGGAATGAGCTCACGCAGGAGCCTGGCAAGCAG